CGCACATGGCGATTGCGTTCTTGCCACTTGCAAACCTGTTTGGCATTAGTAGCCACCCAAGAAGCTCTCACGTGGGACAAACCGCACCGCCGCCTTTTCTCGGTCCTCACCCGCCGCGAGATCCCACGCTTCGTCATACTGAGCCTTCAGCACCATTGTGCGAGCATCAGCACCGGGGACCTTCATCGACAGCATATAAGCCAAGCCTGCAACCATACAGGGCAGGAAACGGAACGGGATATCTTGCCCATTCACGCCTGTACCGGGGTCAAACATCCGCCGCAACCGCGTGTAGTACAACGTCCACGTTGTTGAGTTGTCAGGCTTCGGCCAAACCGTAAACTGGGGTTTCACCACCACATTGTCTGCACCCGTAGCACCCGTACGCCGATTGATCCAGATCTGGATCGGGCGACCCGTCGCATTCTTGTTGGGAATGGACACGTAGGTACTGGATGAAATGCGCGAGATGTTGATGTCCTGCTGGTTCGTGCCAGATCCAGTACGGATCACATGGTCAAGCAGGTCAACGGTGTCAGGCTCAAGGTCGTATGTGCCGACGTTGTAGGTCAGCGTCTTGGTGCCTTCTTCCAGCGTCCAGAGGTTGATGCCTCGGTTCGACCAGTCCATCAGGAGCAGGGCAAGACTACGCTTAGCGGTACGGAAGTCATAACCCGTACGCAGTTCAGCACCGCAACGCTCGAACGCCTCTTCGATAATCGTGTTGAGGTCGAGGTTGAAGTCTGTCGTAGCTGTAGTCTTGTAGGCCATTACTTCCTCGCTGTTACCACATCGTCACCCTTGGTGACGGTAACGTGATCGCCTTCCACATCGACCCGCATCGGCATTTCTTTCCGATCCAGTTTATCGAGTTTGGCGATGAGTTCCTTGATGACCGCAAACTCAGGCTTGTCTTCCTTCTCGCTTGCACCGGCAATACCGTTCAACATGGAGATCAGCGCAGTCAAAGACGCGCCAAGCAGCCCCATCACGGCAGCAATCTTCTCTCCATCCAAGGCGAGACTCGACACCACGCCGATCACAACGATGATCGTGATGTACTTGAGACCATCCTTGCCGATTGCCTTGCCAGCAACGTCTTTCGCAGACGACTGGGCCTCAAGCCGATTTAACTCAGCCTGAACCTGTGCCTTGAACATCTCGATGTCGTGCGGCTCAGTCATCACATCCCCCGCCGTCTGTACGGCTTCACTTTTTCTTTGACACCTTTCGGCTGCGCGACGAACTGCTTGCCTTGGGCTTTGCCTTTACGTTTGGCTGCGGTGGTTCGGGCATATTCTCCGGGGGAAAGAGCTTTGATTGCAGCTTCCGGAAGATACCTTTCACCTGTGTCAGAAGATCGTTTACCACTTTTCGTCCTCCACTTCTGGGCAGTCCATGCCTTTAACGACTGCTGCGATTTTTTAAGCGCCATCGCCATAGCTCCCAAAAGCTTCCAAATACTCAAGTGCGTTTTTCAATACCACGGGGCTGTCTTTAAACATACCAAGAGCACGATTGCACTGCTTGCACAATACACCTCGGAACTCCCCCGTCTCGTGATTGTGATCTATTGCACTGTCAATCAACTCAATTTCAACTTTACATATAGCACAGCATTCTTCTTGCCGTTCATACGTTTCAATTAGCTGCTCTGGAGTAATACCTCTACGAGCGCATCTTTTAGCAAGAGTCCAACTGTCTTTGTTGCGGTACTCCCTAACGCGATCAGGATTATCCACGGTCCATTTGCGGTGCTCTTTGTACAAGCAAGTATTGCATCTACTTTTAAGCAAATGCCTCATGCTTCCACCGCGAGAACGGAAGGCTTTTAGAGGTTTCAGTTCTCCGCACATTGTGCAAGTTTTAGTCTCTGTATCCACCGCCAGCGGCCTTATATCGTTTCGCAAGTAATTGACTTTTTCTCGCGCTCCATTGCCCAGCAGTAGTACCCTGAACCGCACTGTTTTTAATACTGTTGAACAATGCCTTACGCATACTGGGCTTGGTGTAGTTACCGGCCTCGTTGACCTTGCTCTCACCACCCTTTTTGTATGTACGAATAGGCTTACCCGTCCCGATCACAGGCTTATCATCCCCGCGCCGCTTTGCTCGTGGCACCTTCTTGGGATTGATATCACCCATGCCTCGGGAGGGCAGCATCAGACCATCTTCCCGCGAGTCTTGCCTTTGACAGCGCAACCATCAGCGCGGCTGGAAGCAGACCCGCCAGAGCGCATCTTCTTAACTTTCCCACCATGCTTCATACCGATAGTGTCAGCTTCCGGACTCTTCTGGAAGTTCTCATAAGCCTCGCGCATCTTCTTAGCCATGTCTTGATCTTTGACGGCTTGAATAGCGGCAGCCTGCTTTTGAGCCGCAGCCTGACCACGAGGGCTTGTCGGACCATACGATCCGCGAGTTTTTGGGCCGCTGCTCATTAGCAGTAACCCCCCTTATTCATCTTAACTTCCTTACCCTTGGTCTTGCCTTTGATAGCAATACCGTCAGCAGCTTTGCGGTAGGAACCACCAGACTTGGCCATGCCGCCCTTCTTCATGCCGTACTCGGCTTTCTCATGCTTGATCATGGACTTCGGAGCGCCTTTCTTCTTCATGAAAGCAATCTCCTTCTTGGCCATAGCTTTTGAATCTTTCACAGCGCCTCCCTTTTTATAGGCAACTTCCGGTTCAACCGGACGATTGATACGAGTGGGAGGAGCAACCATAGCCCGACCCATCTTGTCATCCGTGCGGTTTTTCATGGCACGACCAGCCATATCAGCCATCGCGCCTTTCATACCGCCACCGAATTTATTCATCAGTTTACGCATCATTTCGACTTACCTTTAAATTTGCGACCCTTGTCAGCCTTCATGAATTCCTTCCCAACCTTCTGGGGGATTCCAAGACGTTTGGCTGCTTTCGGGTCATTCGCAACCAAGGCCATCAAACGATGTTGTTTACCCGACTTGCTTGGCATTGTGACTCACCAATCTGTCAATCTTTTGTTCCAGTCGATCAAGCCGGTCAAGAAGTACTTGTGCGTCAGCCCGTACTTCGGCGCGGGTTACATGATCACGAGCCACTTCCTCTCGGGTTTTGTTGAGAAGAATCCCCAACCGTTGAAGTTCGGCAAACTTCTCTTTCACAACAAAACCAAGCACGGCCACGATTCCCGTAAGAACCATGTTCCAAACCAACATTTCCATATCAGCAATTCCATGCTCGTAGGGACTTGTTGATACGACTGTTCGGATCATTAGCCGTCTTCGCGCTAGTCAGCTTTTTCTTCATGCCCTTCATGCGAGCACAGAAGGAATCTCGTCGGGCACCACCTTCAGGCTGAGGCCGTTTCAACCCCGGCTTACCGGGATTGGCTGCGTTGTACGACGCACGGCCTTTGGCATTGAGTCCGCCTTTTGGGTTCTTCCCTTCTTTACGCTGCCAAGCCGGAGACTTAGCCATAGATCACCATCGTCGAGACTACGGCTGACGGGATGATGTAGATGTTCTCTTGGAAGAGAAGACCCTCACCCGGCATCAGGATGTAGTCCGCCGCAGTGGAACTAGCCTTGGTGTTGACGACGATTTTGGTAGCGCCGCTTGCGCCGCCGTCGATAAACGTAACGGTGCCAGCACCTGAGTCAGGAACGATGTAGATCGCCTTTACACGGGCACGACCAATAACGAGGCTATTTTGGTCCAACAACTGACCTGCATCAGTGCGGACCTTACTAGCAAGGACATCTGTTTGCATTGCCATCTGAGTCTCCTGTAATGGGTAAAGGGGGCTTTCGCCCCCCTACAAAATCCTTACGGGACGAGGCTGGCGTACAGACCGATGTAAAGCGTGGTGCTGCCGATGAGAACCGGGATGCGACCTGCCTGAACCGACACCGTACCCGACACCGAACCGGTGGTCAGCTTGGTGCTGCCAATCGTGAGCGTGGTGCAAAGCAGGTTGGTGATGACGGCGGAATCGCCAGCGATAGGACCCTCAAAGCCATTGTCAGACTTAACCGGGCCGGAGAAAGTTGTACGTGCCATTTCAAATCCTCACATGCGAGTAAGTGTTTACCAGTCTGCATGTCGTCAGTCGGGTCTGTCTGGTAAACGGTTTTTTCCCGATAACGACTGTATATCACTAAAAAAGAGGGGCCACAAGCATTGCTACTCGTAGCCCCCCAACTCTCTAGGTCACCATCAAACTATCAGGACGCGCCCGGCGAACCGAACATGCCCAGCGGGTCCGACCAGCCGAAGCTATAACGCTCGCGGCTCTTGTACCGGACGTTGCCGGTGTCGAAATCGCCGTCCATGCTGTTTTGCAGCGGGGTACGAACGAAGTGCTTCATGCCGTTCGGAACGTCGGTCGTCAAGAACCAAGCGTTCGTGTCGGTCAAGAAGTGGTTCACGGTGTAACCGCCCGGAATCGAACCCATCGCCTTGAGAGCGTTGATGTCGTTGTCAGCGGTCGCAACACGGAGTTCCGTGTCGAGGAGGCGCTTGGCAGTGAACATCAAAGCCGGGGGCACGATGAGCTTGTTGGGCTTCGCCGCGATCAAGAGACCACGCTCGTCGGTCCAACCAGCGATCTGAATGACAGCCGCTTCCAACGAAGTTTCGTTGAGGTCAGAAGCCGTCAGACGGTTGCTGTTGGTACCACCCGAAACAAGCGGGTGATCCGCCGCGAACAGAGCCTTTCCGTCGCCACCAGCGTAGGTGGAGGAGAAGCCGTTGTTCAGGACAGAAGCCGCCTTAACTTGCTTCGTGTACGCCATCGCTCGGGCGAGCGCCTTGGTGTATCGCTTGGACAGCGAATCGTACAGGTTGTCTTCAACCGCCTCTTCCGTGATGGAGAAGCCGAGAGCAATCGTCTCGTGGTTGTAGCGAGCAGTCCATGCTTCCTGCGCGTTGTCATACGCAATCGCAGCGCCTTCGGCCTTGACCGGAGCGGCGCTGAAACCAGAAAGCTTGGTCTCTTCTTCAAAGGAACGCTCGGAGGTCTCGGTATCGTAGATCTCCTTGTGCTCCTCACCATATTGCTTGTACTCAAGACCGAACAGGGCGTTCAAGCCCGGCAGGAGCTCTTTGAGTAATTGTGCACGTGAAATAGCCATGTTTCAGAACTCCTATTACAGGCCGACCGGGTTGTTATAAGCGTGGCCGCCCGTGATCACGCCCGAGTCAACGTACGGAGCGTTGAACTTGACGATGACTTCAGGGTAGTAGACCGTACCGCTCGAAACGAACGCCGTGTCCTCAACCACATCAACGATACGGACCGGCAACGAAGCCGTGGTGTTAGCCGACGAAACGAGGAGACCCTGCTGGGAATCGTTCGTAGTCGTGTCCAACGTGTTCGCCACAAGAGCCGCGTTCAAGCCAACGCTTGAATACGTGAAACCCCCCGTGGTTGAAACCA